GCAAAATGTTCGAGTGGCAAGACATGAGCGATGCCATCGTCTTCGCTGCTTACACAGGTATGCGTCAAGCAAACCTGTTGCGTTCCCAAGTTGGTGACATCGATTGGGACATGAATCGCATCGGTGTTGGTGGTCGCCCTGACAACCCAACCAAGGCAGGCAACTGCTACTGGGTGCCAATATCCCCACGCCTTGAGGAGATCCTCCAAAAACGATCAGAGGGCCACTCCGCACGGGCGTTGTTGTTTGGCAACTGCTGGGACGACAGACACCAACTGCTCAAACATTTCAAAAAACTCCGCGACTACTGCGAAATCAGTCCACGCCACAACTGGCACACATTCCGGCACACGTTTGCCACTTGGCTTGCGGAGTCGGAAAGTCCAGCCACCATTGCCAAGCTCACAGGCCACCGCGACGTGACCTCTGTGCTGCGCTACACGAAGCCAAACGAAAAGGTCTGCCGTGAAGCCATCAGGAACCTCTGAGCCCTGTCTAGGGGCGACTAGAGGTGCCAGAAAAGGCCTCTCAAAGCGCTCTGCTACCTTGCTCGGGTCATCAGCAAATCGCTGAGATCCCCACGCGGATGTGGCGGAATTGGTAGACGCGCTAGTTTCAGGTTGCAGCGCGGAATAGTTTCGGCAGTGGAATTCAAATAACCCCAGCGGCCCACAAGCCGCTTTTTTATTGGCTACCCAATGGATCCCACTAACGCAACTGGCAAACGCCAGTATCTAGCGCAAGAAAAATTAGAACTACTCACACCTGAACAGTTCTCTTATTTGTTAGCGCACGGTGATGAATCGTTCAATGATGAATTCATTGACGATCAATACGAACGATATTTGCAAGGTGAAATCTTTTACGATGTGTAAACAAGTATCACTTAAAAATAAAACGTTAGCAGAACTTATGGACGAGATTGAGCTGATTGAACAACAGCTTGAAGACCTTCCAACGCCAACAAACAACACCAAAAAATGGCTGAAAGACTCGTCTGGACGGGACCATTCTTGGCCGCGTTCTTACTCGTAATTATCCCAATCGCACTCAACCGCATCTCATCCAAATGACCAAAAACCGTTACGTTTTCACTACTGAACTCGAAGGATTTGTCAACTGTGGAGAACCCTCTGGCACTTACAACAACTGTTCGTTCGCCTTCAAACTTCCTGCAAGCGTTCTGGTGCAAGCCGAGAAAGATCGCGAGGAACTACTCGAGTGGGCAAAATCTAAAACTGGATCGTCTCGAACAACAGACCCAAAATGGTCGGATGACTATGTAGTCAAGTACAGCTTCGACGGTGATACCGGAAGGCCGCGGCCTGTGTTCGTAGACACGTCAGGCGATGTTGTCTCTAAAGACATTCAGGCATCTATCCGCAAGGGCACAAAGGTCAAGGTGATCTGCCAACAGACGCCCTACACCAAACCCAAAGCAGGCACAACGATCAAGGTGCTGGGTGTCCAGATCATCGAACTGGTTACTGGATCAGGAGCAACCGACAGCGGCAACCTCACTGTCGATGACATCAAAGACATGTTCGGCACGGCTGACGGCTTCAAAGCTGATAGCCCAGCAGTCACCAAGGTTGACGCAACGCCCGCTTCTGTGGAGAGCTACGACTTCTGATGCGCTATCGCTCCGGTTTAGAGGAGCGTGTTGCTGCATACCTCGAGAAAGAAAACATCCCGTTTCTTTACGAGGCTGAATCGTGGGAATATCAACTGAGCTGTAAATACAAGCCTGACTTTATTACTCAATCAGGCTTGGTCTTGGAGTCAAAAGGTTTCTTCCCGCCTAGTGATAGGCGTAAGCACCTTGCACTTCAAGCTCAACAACCGGACTTAGAAGTTCGATTCATATTTCAACGTAACAATACGCTCTCAAAAAAATCAAAGACACGCTACGGAGATTGGTGCGACAAGCACGGATTCAAGTGGTGCGTTTTTCCAAACATCCCACCTAACTGGTTCCAATGACTGTCAACATCGACCACATCTTTATCAAGATCGATGAGGAGGTGGCCCGTCTAGAAGACGACGGGTATCCATTCAACGTGATCATCCAAGTAATGCAGGACTACGTTGACTTATCAAATGATTGCGTCATCAACAGAGAGTGAGTTTCTGCGGCACGAGCCGTGCAATCGATGTTCTTCAAGTGATGCGTGCGGGGTCTATTCCGATGGGCACCGCTTTTGTTTCTCTTGCGGATATTGGCAACCACCACCTGATGACTTCATGCCTGAAGACACCGCACCACCAAAGGCGTTCGTTAATTACGACGGCTTTTATGCACCCATCAAATCACGAGGACTTCATGAGGACACCCTGCGCAAGTACAACGTCAAAATTTCGGCGGATGGCAAACACGTCCAGTTCCCGTACTATTCCTCGAACGGTCGCCTTGTTGCTTACAAGAAACGTTCGCAGGACAAAGAGTTCAGTTGGGTTGGTAAGAACGAGGATCAACAACTTTTTGGACAGCATCTTTTCGGAGGCGGTAAGACGCTGGTTATTTGCGAAGGGGAACTTGACTGCTGCGCAACGTGGCAGGCGCGAAAAAATTGGCCTTGTGTATCAGTACCGAATGGTGCGAAGGGCGCTAAGAAAGCGCTGACAGCTCAACTCAAATGGCTGCAAAGGTTTGATGAGGTGATCCTCATGTTTGACAACGACGCCGCTGGTATTGAGGCGTCTGAAGAATGTGCCTACTTGTTTGGCTATGACTAAGTGCTACATCGCTCGGCTGTCCAACTACAAGGATGCCTGTGAAGCCTTGGCAAACAATGATGCTGAGGCTATACGCCAAGCCATCTGGAACAAGCAGAAGTATCAGCCCAAATCACTCATCGATGGGCGCACAATCTTTGATCTTGTCAAATCACCACTCCACGGCAAAGACGCCGATTATCCATGGCCAGGTGTCAACGACAAAACTGGTGGCCTACGTCTATCCGAGTGTGTCGTTCTGACAGCCGGTTCAGGCGTGGGTAAATCGAGTGCATGTGGTGAGATCTGCTACAGCTTGATTGAACAAGGGTTCAAAGTTTTATACATCCCCCTTGAAGAATCAATGAAGCGTGCGGGTCTACGGATCATGAGCGTTGCTGCCAATAAACCGTTGCACCTAAACAACCAAATACCTGATGAGGAATTTAGTAAAGCTTTTGATCTTTCTCTTGGCAGCGGACGCTGTTATCTGCGCGACGGTTTCGGCTCAGTTGATGCAGATTCTCTCCTAGCTGATGTGCGTTTCATGGTGCTGAACTGTGATGTGAAGTTCGTGATCCTCGATCACATTTCAATCCTGCTCAGTGACAACGATGCCACGGACGAGCGCCGTTTGATCGACAAAGTGATGACAAAGCTCAGAAGCTTCGTGGCTGAAACTGGCATCAATCTCATTGTCGTTTCACACCTACGTCGTCCACAAGGTGACAAAGGTTTTGAAGATGGCCAAGCCGTATCGATGAACGCCTTGCGCGGATCGGCATCCATAGCCCAGCTAGCAGATTGCGTGATTTCACTGTCTCGCAACATCACATCAGGAGAAAACACCACGCAAGTCACAGTCCACAAAAACAGACACTCTGGCGTAACTGGACATGCTGCGATTCTTTCGTACAGCCCAGATACAGGACGGTTGACAGAAATACAAACATCGAATTCATCCAATGACTACGGAGACTTCTAAACCGCATCGCCTTATCTTTTTCAAAAAAGATCAATGTGGGCCTTGTAAAGAGGCGCACGGCTACCTCGAGGAAGTTCTCGAGAAACACCCTGAGTATCGGCAACACGTCGTTGTCATGCAAAAAGAAAATCACAGCGCGTTGGTTGCTTCTTACAACCTCAAGATCTACCCCACTGTTTTGGTTCTCGATCGGAACGTGGATGAGATGGCTCGCCGTGTAGGCATCACAGCAGTTCAAAAAGAATGGTGGGAAGCCGCCCTTACTGCTATTCACAACATGGAGAAAGGTCGATGAGGGTTTGCGTTGACATCGAGTGCAATGGTTTCGTACGCATCGCTGACACCATCCACTGCATCGTCATGCAAGATCTGGACACTGGTGAAGTCTTTAAGTATGACGACACCGGCCAGCATGAATCACTGACGACAGGCGTCAACATCCTTGCTGTTGCCGAAGAGGTATGGGGCCACAACCTGTTGAATTTTGACTACCCCGTCATCAAAAAGATCTACCCGTTCTTCAAACCAGAAGGCAAGGTCTTCGACACATTGATTCTTAGCCGCTTGTTCTTTCAGGACATGCTGCAACGTGACTTCAGATCCAAGCCACCAACCATGCCAGCCAGCATGTATGGCAAACATTCTTTGGAGTCATGGGGGCACCGGCTAGGTCAACACAAGTCTGAGTACGGCAAGTCACTCGATGGTGACTGGTCAACGTACACACCACAGATGCTCGACTATTGCGTGGCTGATGTGGCTGCCAACGTTGAGCTGTGCCGTGTGTTCGAGCCCAAGCTCGAGCAGTACAAAAAACCTATCTACACAGAAATGCAGCTCGCCAAAATAATGGCGTGGCAGGAGGAGAAAGGCATCCCTTTCGACTCAGCGAAGGCACACAAGCTGGAGAGCACTCTCCGGGTGGAGCTGGAGCAAAAAGCAAATGCGATGAAGAACACGTTTCGTGAAGTGGATGGTGGCGAGTTCACACCTGCACGAGACAACAAAACAAAGGGGTACGTCAAAGGTGCCACCTTCTGTCGGCTACGTGAGTTCAATCCCACGAGTCGATCCCACATTGCCTGGGCCTTCCAGCAATTCCGCCAGTGGGAGCCTAATGAGCTGACCGATACGGGAAGACCAAAGATCGATGAAAAGACTTTGACCGAGATCGGCACTGAGGAGGCGATGCAATTTGCACGCATCCTTGAATTACAAAAAGCTCTTGGTCAACTGAGTGAGGGCCAGAACGCCTGGCTCAAACTTGTCACAGATGGGCGCATCCATCACTCCTGTGTTCTTAATACAAACACTGGGAGAAATATCCACATGCGTCCCAACCTCGCGCAGACAAATTCTGCACCTGAATACCGAGCATTGTTCGGTCCTGGTGAGGGAAGAGTCATGGTCGGAGCTGATGCAAAATCGCTCGAGCTTCGGGTCTTAGGACACTATTTAGCTAGGTACGATTCTCAAGCTTTTGCTAAGGAAGTTGTTGAAGGCGACATCCATACAAAGCTGTGCGAGATCTACAAGACTTCTCGGTCTATTGGAAAGTCGGTCACCTACGCAATGTTGTATGGCGGATCGAATTATCGCATCGGCCTGACTGCAAAGGCATCGAAAGATAAAGCAGCCGCAGAGGGTAAACGTATCCGCAAAGCCATTATGGATGGCCTCGATGGATTCGCTGCTCTTACTTCTGCTTTAGCTGAACGAGCTGAGTCTGATGTGCTGACAGGTCTTGACGGTCGGCCTATCCGACTGCAAGGCAAAAAGTATGCAGCCACAAACTACCTATGTCAGTCGGCTGGTAGTTGCGTCACAAAATCTTGGGTAATCCGTGCAAACGAATTACTGCAAGAGGCTGGGATCGATTACTACCCGTTGTTATTTATCCATGATGAAATGCAGTTAAGCGTTAAGCCTGAAGATGCGGAACGTGCTGCGTTTCTCGTTACCGCAGCAATTAAAGACGTTGAACATTTCTACCAATTTAGATGTGAGCTTGACGCAGAAGCTCAAATCGGAGCTACCTGGGCAGACTGCCACTAAGGCTTGCCCAAGTCGCTTAGGCGATATTGCTGAACACTGGGTCTGCCTGCTAGCCGCCTGGAAAGGTGCAGAGGTTTACAAGAACCTCAACTGCACAGGTAAGACCGACATAATCCTGGCCCTTGATGGTGGGGTGTACTCCATTGATGTGAAGTTGGCTCGACCTTCTGGCACTGGTTGGCATGGAAATACCAACCGAGTTGCAAAGGGTGTGATCCCAGTGCTGGTCATTCCAACCGGCGACATCACGCAATGGCGAGTGCAGTGGATTCGTAATCGATTCCCACCCGAACTCAAAAACTTCTGGGCCAAAGCTGATCACCCGCTTACCTACCGTGAAACTAAAACCACCCCAGCTCAGAATTGATGCTGACTTCTTTTGTTTCAGAAGTGCAGCAGCAGCCGAGGAGGAGCTGGAGCTAGATGAAGATCTGACGGTCATCATCGGCAATCTCTCTGAAGGCCAAAAGGTCTTCACTAAAGAGATCACCAACCTTCAAGCAAAGTTTGACTCAAAAGATGTATTGCTGACGTGGACTGACCGCCACAACTTCCGCAAAGACATCGACCCGGCTTACAAATCAAACCGTAAAAAGCGTAAGCCTGCTGGCTACCTGCGCCTCAAGAAATGGGCAATGGAAACGTGGCCATCACTCACCATTGCTGGCATCGAGGCTGACGATGTTCTAGGCATCATCTGCACCAAAGACGAAGACACGAACTTTGTACTGGTTAGCCCAGACAAAGACCTTAAACAGATCCCCTGCCGTCAATTTGATCTCAAAGATGAGTACACCGTGGAACCCCAAGATGCTGAGCTTCAGCTTTACACACAGTGCCTCACAGGCGATTCAGTTGATGGATTCAAAGGAATCCCCGGCGTCGGACCAAAAAAAGCACAGGCCATTCTTGCTAAAGCGCAAGACGGGTTCTGGCCTGCTTGCGTCGAAGCGTATGAGAAGGCTGGTTTGTCACATGAAGACGCACTCCGCAATCTGAGACTTGCTCGCATCTTGCAGGCAAGTGATTGGGATGAAGCAAACAACCAACCAATTCTTTTCACACCATGATTCCTAAGCCAGTCTTAGAGCTATCACTTGAACAACAACTCAAAATGCGCACGCTTTCAGATGCGCTTGAGATTGCAGAAATCGAGGATGTTCGCTTGCTTGCAGACTCACTACAACGCCAAGTTTTTCTACTGCAAAACACCATGGTGAAACTTATTAAAACCGGCCATTGGGATGAAGCTGACTGTTAAAGAGTTG